CCTCCATCAACACCTGTCTGAATAGTTTGTTTTGTCCACTCAATTTGTTCTCTCGACAACTTTTTAGATGTGATAGCTTCTTGTAATTGATATAAGTCGTTTGGATTAATCTTCCAATATTTCTTGGCCAGTTCATACAAATCATATTTTAGACATCCCGCGAAGAATGAATCCAAAATACTGTTAACTCTTGCTGCGTTTGTTTCATTAGACAAAACTTTATTAACAATAACATTGAGAACTGACGGATGGTCAACCACTATTTTCCAAGATAAAGTTCCTCCTCTGTTTGTACTTTTGTAAGTATAAACAGGTTCGGGTCTACCCAAGAAATCACTGGCGTTCCAGTTTGCAGAAACACTTTCACTGAACGTCAAACCATATGGAGGAAACCACATTACTCTTCCACCATTAGGACCTCTCTCACAAATAGCTAAGTCCGAAACTGAATAACCTGGTGTGGATGAAGTTCTCCACGCTAAGTTTTCTAATGAGAACATGTACTTCTTAGCAAATGCGTTGTTATCGGTACCAATTAAATTTGTTGAGCTTTGTCCGCCCTCTTGTTTGTTAGGTACTATATTAAGATTGTAGGTATTATCTAAAACTGAATCAGCAAATCTTCTTCCTTTAGTTGTTATACCATCAGACTTTTGTAGGTCATTGTATTGGAGATATGGTAAATCTTTGGCGAACACTCTACAGTACTCACTTCCAACCTCTTGTCCTGGAGCTCCAACGTATCTATAAACTCTAGAACCCTTAGTCATCTCTTTGTACCCGTCGTTGAATACTTTTGATACTTGGTCAATTGCATTACCAACGTGTTGTAATCTTTTCCCTCCTTGAGGCTGACTATTAATTAATCTTTGAGTATCATCTAAAATTGAACCTTCTTTGAATGTTCTATTTGTTGACTCCGTTGTATTATATGAAGATGGTTTAAAGTCCTCGTCCTCGTTTGTAACCTCTCCACCAATACCAACTTTTTTACCTGCATTCCCTTTATACTTTGGAGAAACCCACGTAAAACCACCCTCAATACCACCACCATTACTGTATGTTGGTCCGTTAGCACCTAACTTAACTTCCTGACTCGGTCCTTCATATAGTTGTGCAAGTTCAGTTGGTCCGAAAACAGGTGATTGTTGAACTACCCCAAAATCATTAACAGGTAACGCATTTGGTGGTGAAAACACTTGTGAAGGTTCTGAACTCCTTGACCCTACATAATAGTTTGAGTTATTCGATGTTCCTCCGACTAAAGCACCAGCAACTCTATTAAAGAAACCTCTGTCGTAGCTAGGTTTAAATTTGTTAAAGTTGATGTTTTTGAAAAGTATAGACCTTTGTCCCGCACCTGTATTGTTCAAAAATAATTGTGAACCCGTCTGTGGTGCACCTAATAGTCTGTTAACGAAGTTTCCAACAGTACTTCTTCTGAATGCATTTTGAAGCTGTTGGATTGTTGTTGGCTGTCCTGAGTTGATAGAAGGGTCCCAATATGAACCAGGTATAGGTGATACAGGTATGATACTACCCGCAAGTCTTAGTGCAAAGTCTGTTGCAGCTAATATCGGATTTGACGGTACTGTAATCGTCCAATTAGGTTCAATTAAAGGTACTCTACCTGTAATAATATTCAACGCGTCGGTTCCACTATCAACACTGAATAGATTGGCACGAGCCGCAGTGTTTTGATATATTTGTTGGGCTATTCTATCTTGGAAAGACTTTCTGAGAGTCTCAGCACCTAATCTAGCAATGAAGGAGTCTTGACTCAAAAGTCCATTGCTTCCTTGTGGGTCTCTTGATAATAAAATCCCTACAGGTCCGTATGAAGATGGGTTAAAGGTGGTTGGGTATGGTTGGTTATTATAAAGTCTTGTACCACCTCTAACAAAGTCAGGTTGTGTAATGTACTCACCACTATCAAGTGATGTTTGAGTTCCATTGGCATATGCGTTGAGAGGTTTCCAAGCAGGTGAAATTGACCCAAACCCTCTTTGAGCAGCAACTTGAGATTGGTCTACAATCTTTGCATCTTGTTGTCCAGGACCATACTCACCTTTATTGGATTTGTTATTTAATAAACCTGTTGGGTCAGGAACTTGTTTAAATCCACCCTCAGCTCCCCACTGATTAAGTGGATACAACTTGTTTGCAAAACTTGGGTTATCAATTAATTGGTCAGGACTGTCCTGTACAGAACTATCAGTTTGAATATATTCTGTATCAATAGGTAAGGTTGGCCTATTAGGAGCCTTAGCATACGGAGTTAGGTTCCTCGTAAGGAGTTTTTTTCTGAACGAAGATGAATTACTGAATTCGAGTAAACTAGGCATTTATCCTTTTATCTATAAATAGGTAATTGAGTATTTTTTTATTACTTGGGTTTACCCATTGCGTCTGGTGGGGTTGAAATATTAACGATATAATTTTGTATATTAAGTTCTCTAAATTTGTCGGCTAATATTTTTTGTAATTCTTGGATTTGTATTGTCGTCAATCCTTGTGCTCCGTTTAAGTTAACATCAATAACAATTTTTCCACCCATCTCAACCTTAGATGATGTTGTTGCCCCATAATTTTGTGCAATTGATTTGACCTCTTGTTGGACTTGTTGTGTCCTATTTTGACTTGTTGTTGTGTTTACGTCAGTACTTGAAGCTGGAACCTTACTTAATAATCCTGATGCTGTTCTTGAAAATATATCGTCCCCTTTGATATTTTTTTTCGCTTCTGCTGATACAACTTTTAATTTGTCCATGATGTTAACACCCATAGACTTCAAAGTGTCTCCAAACTCTTTTCCGTATTCCTGAAGTACTTGTAATTTGTTCTTATTGGGGTCCATGAAATCTTTTTGGAATTTCTCTGTACCATATATGAACTTTTCTGTACCTCCCCTAACGTCACCAACAACACCACTTTTCACATTAGTAAGTGCCCCACCAATCGCATCTGTGATTTGTCTTAAACCCTCCATACCTCTTCCTATAGGAGCCGCAGATGCAACACCACCAACTATCTTGTTTCGGATTGCAGATACATCAGATTCCATGAGTTGGGTTAAATTCATTTGACTTCTTGCCAACTCTTCTAAGGTTTGAGGTCCTTCTTTTTGTTCTTTGATTAACTTATCAAATTCTTGTTGGGTTATTTCCGATAGTTTTTTTGTTTGTTGTTGTCCTCTATCGTCTTTAATTTGAACTTCGTATTCACCTCCCTCACCCATTTTGGCGATGTTAGCCAAGAACTGTTTGTCTTCTTCACTACCAACTTTAAGTCCTGCGGCGCTTATTGCAGATAACCTTTTATCTAGTTCCGCGGCGGCTAATCCCATCTTACTCATTTCTTTGGCACTTACACCTGTTTGAGCTTCCATTTCTTTCAATATCATCACACCTTGTGGATTAATTTTGAAAGACTTTGTTTTCTCATCAAAATAAGTAAACTGTTTTGATACTTGAGCCAAACTATCTTGTAGACCTGATGGGTCATTGATTGATTGGTTCATCAATTGGAATGGGTCAACAAGGTTGCCAGCGGAAACCCCCAATCTTTGGAAGGCTGATGCTACTTCAATTGCGTTTTCGGGAGAAAGAACTTTGTCCGCTAGTCTAAAGGTTTCGTTCATGTCGAACCTCAACATAGACGCCTGAGCAGCCATTTTTGTTAACCCTTGAACTCCTCCCTCGAACTGATAACGATTGAGTTGGTCCATATTGGTTCTCATCATCTTCACAACCTCAGACGCATTACCACCTATACTTTGAACATACTTAATTGACTCTTCTAATTGAGGACCAATCTGGCTAACGCTCATTCCAACATCAAGGAATGCGTTTGTTAAAACTTCTGCGTCTTCATTTAATACCTTATTAGCTGCAACAAGTTTTTCGACATCTCGGCTATTCGCAATTACGTTCCTTCTAGAAGCTTCTGCAATTTTATTTATTGTACCAGTAACATCTTGTAAGCTACCTCCGATTCGGTTTACACCAGGAACTGTATCAGCTATTGATTGTTGTAATTCAACAATTCTTTGTCTACCTTGAGTAAAGGTTTTGTTGATTTGGTTAGCTCCGTCGGTGAGTCTTGTTATGGCGTCGGCAAAATCCCTCACACCGATGTTAAGCATCTTTTTGAGGTTTTCACCAAAACTACCTATATCATCACTATTCTGTGTACCCTCACCAAAGTTAAAATTATCTTTTGCCATATGTTATATAAATACAAAAGGACTGATTTTTCAGTCCTTCTTATTATCTTCAAGCCATTTATCTAACAAATATTTTCTAACAAACAACGGCATTTTTTCAAAATCCGTCCAAGTAATTCCCAATAATCTGTTAAGATAATAGAATTCGTCTATTTGCCCTTTTCTATAATCAGAAGAAAGGACGAAAAAACTCCACCCCGAAACCAACATTTACTGTTAGTTTTTCTCCTGATGGGGCTATTGCTTCTCTGGTCATATCCAGTCTTGGTTCATTTTGGTTCATAAATTGTCTGATAAATTTGGAATCTCCAATTGGCATTGATTCAACAAATTTAACAATTTCAGCTCTATCGGTAACTCCGTTCACTTCTACGATTTCTTTATTAAGTCTCCACGTAACTCTTGGAGCCGTTCTACCTTGAGGATAAGAATCAATCATTTTTTGAATCTCATTAATGTCTCCATAAGTCATTGGTTTTAACTTAACAGTCGCTTCTGACTTTGGAAGTGTTACAATAAATGTTCCGTCATCACTTGGAGTTTGTCCTTTAACAATTGATAGTTGGTCCAAAACAACAGTTGTTTTGAATGGTTTCTTTGTTTGAGGGTCCACTAAATTAAGTTCAACCTCAGGACCAAAGCCTGTGTTTCTTAAGAATACCAAAATAGCCTCAACGTCACCTTCCAACATATCTTCAATTTTCATATCTGGTTCATACAACTTACTTCTAAGTAAATTATATGTAAGGTCTAAACCTCCACCCATAAGAATGTTTTCGTCAGCCGCTGTGAGGTATCCCACCTTAACCGCTTTCTTTTTGTTTTTATAAAAAAGTCCCTCCGAGGGTAACTGTACCATGTCGTGGGGAAGGGTCAAATTTTGTTGACCGTATTGTCTTGATTGTTCGTCCATATAAAAAAAATAACCGTAAAGTTTATGTCTTTACGGTTAAATATAAAAGGTTTTAAATTTTTGTATATAGTATTAGTAAACTAACACACATCTGTCCATTCTCAAACTACAAGTGATATCTGCAAGTGCGTCTGTAGCGTAACTTAATGCACCGAAGTTAACATCAGTTAGGAATGTTCCATAAAGAATCCACTTTTCAACTACCACACCTGTTGGGTCAAGCATCTCAAGGTCGATGTCTTTTTTATAACCCGCAGCGTATCCCATACGACCTGTTACAGATTCAGCGTGAAGACGAACCCATTCCATAAGTGCTTGAGCTGCTGATGGACCGATTGGGTCTCTGAACTTCACAGAAATTGGGTCCCAATTGAATCTACCCGCAACGAAAGTTGATGTATTAAGAAACTGAATTTCAGTTGCTGCGATTTTGATAGAAGGTCTTGCCGCGGTCTCTACAAACCACTCATTAATCCCCAAACTTGAAGGAAACCTTAAGATGAATCGATTCTGACGTTTCGGTTCGTAAGGTATCGGCATTTTCATCAGTAAATCAGCCATATTATTAAATTTTTGTTTTCAGTGTTTATATGATATAAATATAGGTATATCGAAAATTTTTCTATTTACTTCAATTTTTAAAAAAAGTACATTTATTGCACTTCCTTTTTAATTCCTCCAGCAGTAGAATAAGTTTTTACTAAATTATCTGGTTTATCTTTAAATGCTTTTCTCATTACTTCTACGTTCTTAGGGTCATCATCAGAGAAACCAATAAGAGGTTTAGTAGGAACAAATTTATTTCCTATATCATTTTTTAACCAGGCTCTTTTATTAAGTATCGCAGCCATACCTTTGATATAATCCACGAAATCGTTCATCGCTTTCACCTTCGCCTCTTCAGGATTTGTCGCCCCTTTTTCGTCTCCAAAAGAAACGGGGTGGTATTTGTTGAGGGACAAATATGAATCGATTAATTCTTTGTCCGACATTTCATCTTCGCCTAAGAAAGACCTATATTTTTTAAGATTCTTAATAAGTTCGTCTTTTGAAATACCTTCGAAGTCATTCACAATGTAATTGTATACCGCTTGTTTTAGTGTTTCAGGGTTGTGACCACGGGCTGTAATTATAGAAAAAATCGAACCATTATTAATCGCTTCTTTAAAATCATTAAATGCTGGTCCCACTTTGGCTTTCATCGAATCAATCAAAAAGTCTTTATCTCCCTCTGTTCTGAAGTTTCTAAATGGATTTTCTGCATATCCCACAATTGTATGACCGTTGTAATCGAAATCTTTTTTTCCAACCTCGTGTCTGAACTCCGCAAAGTCTTCTGTGGACATACCTACTTCTTTTCCCTTCTTATCTTTAAGAACAATCTTGGTTGGCATGTGCACAATGTTATCGTCCCAGTCAAAAGCGTAATATTTTAAGTCTGGGGTTTTCTCGTCTTTGAACCCTTCTGTGAATTCTTTTTTCATTCTATTTGGCTAAAAAATGGGGGGAACTGGTCCCCCCGTTTTTATTAGATATTTTCAAACGAAGCACCTGTTGGTGTGATGAAGAACTCAATATCTATGAATTCTAACGCCTTCGTTGGTTTAAGATAAATTTTACCTGTTAATGTATTTCTATCCAAGTCTTCAGGTGAAGATGATACAGTCACACGGAAATCGTAAAGACCTCTATCTCTTCTGATTGAATCAAGGATTGGGTTTACACTATCCAAGAATTGTTGTCTAACTACTTGGTCGTTTTGTTCGAACAACAATCTTACCGCAACCGCTGAAATCAACTTACGAGCTTGTAACAACAATCTTCTAACGTTAAGTCTGTTGAGTGCTGTATCTGCCACTTGAAGTGTTTTGTTACCCCAAATTACAGTTCCTACGTCTGCGAAAGTTGCGATTGGGTTGATTCTACCTTGATAAAGAGTGTCTCTATCTTCTTGAGTCAACTTAACTCTCGCTTTGATTGAGTTAACAAGACCTCTTGTGTAACCCGCTGATGCGAACCATGGGAATGAAATGTTATCTGTTAACGCTAAGTTTCTACAAACTTCACCTGTTGGTGGTAAGTAAATTTGTGTGTTGTTAACAGTATCTCTCACAAGTATCCATGGGTAGTAAGTTGCTGTGTAGTTAGAATCGATTCCTGTATTATCCAAATTATCAACCGCTTCTTGAGGGTAGATAATGTCTAGTGAACTTGTTCCATCTGGTGTAAACATCTGATAGTCAGGTGTTGTAGCAATGTAAACCGAATCCGCTCTTTGGAATTGAATCATATCAATCGCTTCTTCAACCAAGTTTGAGTTATTAACGTAATCTATACTTGAAGTTGCAAATACGTTGATATTTGTCGCTTCGGGATTTCTGAAAGAAAGAATACCAAGTAAGTAAGCGTAGTAGTCAGTGTTTGCAAAATCTTGTGTGTTGTTTTCAACTACAATTCTCTTGAACAATCCTTGACCTGTCGCTGTCGGGTATCTTGTAGAAACCGCAGCTCCTGCTAAGTAACCTGAAGCTCCAAGTTGGAATCTATCCGCATTTGTTCTATATTCTCTGTAGATATCCCAACCATCGAATCCACCTGCAAAACATACTGTGTATTTTCTTGAGTAAATGAAGTAGTAAGGATTTTCTTGAGTCTCTGGGTCGAATCTGAAGTCTGCAACTCCACACTCAAATGCTGGACTACCACTTGTTTGATATGAATTAGCAATTGATACAACTGTTGCTCCTGAGTCCATGTGGAAACCTTTACTTAGGTAGTTCCAAGATGCACCTTCAACAGGTGCTGGTGCTAAAATCCAGCTTTGAGGATTTTGTTTACCTTTATATGTTAAGAAAGATTCATCAATACCTATTGATGTAGAAAAACCTAAATAAGTTCTTCTAACTACATCACCAGGAGACTCAACTGAGTTATCTCCATTTGGTGTACCAAACGGTGGGTTAGCAATTGTTTCACCAGGGAAATAATATTTTGTTTTGAATTGAGGTACAGGTGAAGGGTTCGATACTGAAGCATATTCTCTTTGTGTGTAACCGTAGAAACCACAAGGTAATGCGTCAATTGGAGCTTCATCAGACATCTCAACCATTATGTATTTTGAAATAAGAGCGTATTCACCATTTGATGAACCAATCTTCTTAGCAACAAAGTTGTTAGAGTTAGGGTCCATGTTACAGTTAGTGAATTTCTCAATCACTATTGGATTAGCATCTGTATCGAAGAAATTTCTAACAAGAACATCAAAAGTCATGTTATTGAAAGAAAGGTTAGCGATTGAAACTTTAACTTCAACGTTTGCTGCGTCTCCGTCAGATATTGAAATAAATCTGAATAATTTGTATACCTTATTACCTCTCAATT